AAAATTCCATATTTTTCTTTATTGAAATTTATAAACATTTGCTTCATTTCCTTTGCGAGTTCCGTTGCATCTTCTTTTGTCTTAAAACAATTGTGTAATAATAGACGTTTTTAGTGTGCCTCACCATCAAACACTTTTGCTTCAATTACATTAAAATGTCTACTAATAAAGAAATATGTTTCTCCATTTTCAGGAACCCAGAATGAGTTTACAAGTTCTTTTCTTTCCTCATCCCACTTGTAATTGTTTTCTGCTAATTTCTCTTTGAACCATTTAATATCTTCATCTGTAGCATGTGTCCATTGATTGATATCGTGACCTGTTACATCTTCCGCTGTAAGAAAGTCATTACTCTTTCTGAAGTATTCAACATATACAATAATTTCACCACTCTCTGATATTTCCTTAAAGATTGCTATTGTACTATCATTTTTTGTTTTGATAAAATCACCATCTTTAAATTCTTTAGTGAAATAAATTGTTCCATTCTCAATATTTGCTCTATAACCCTCTGGAATATTGATAGGTGGTAATTCATGTGGCTTTTCTACTACAATACTATTAACATTGGTAGATATCATTCTTGGATTTGAGAAGAAATGATTTTCATCCTTATCCCATACATATCCATTTCCTGCCATTATATCAAGAATGTAATCTTGTTCATCACCTGTTGCATATCTCCATGGTATGAATCTATTATATTCAACTAAGATTTTACCATCTGCAGGCGCATGCCATACTTTCATTCTGAGTCTATCAGTAGTTCTTTCCTTGAAAATAACAACCTCTCCGTCTCTGAGTTTAATAATATCACCACACTTGAGTTTGTTATCATCTGCTTCATATTCCTTACGCATTTCCTTTACATCATCATGCCAAACATAACATGTCTCTTTTATCTTACATAAGAACTTTTCTTTATCGTGTTCATCTGAATAATGCCAAGGATGCGCTGGATTAAATCTTTGTACTTCACACTTATTACAAAATTCCTCTATACAATATACTATTTTCCAACCTAACAACCACCCATCTTCCTCGTATCTCATGAAGATAAATGTTTCTTGATTATCAATACTGGTAAGGAAATCACCTGTTTTATACTTTGGTTTATTATCTGTTGAGGCTGTTTCTTTTAATGCTTTTAGGTCAGTTACTTTCATTGAATCAGCATCCCATATATAACCACATTTCAATAGGGTTTGATTAAATTCATTAATTTCAGTTTCATTCATTTCACGGAAGGAACCATCATTGAAATAACTTGAATCTTTATTAAATGAGCCGTTTTCATACCATCTATAATGGGCGATGTAAAATTCTACACCAAAATTATTATCTGAGTAACCTCTAACAATTCCTCTTACATCTCCATTAGTAACGTAAGTACCTTGTTTAAACATTTTTGTTTTATTCATTTTATTTCTTTGTTTTGAGTAATTTATTAAACTCTTCTATCTCTCTTTCATTTGCGTGATACCACTCTAAATCATCTGTATAAGCCATATCATCAATAATATGAAAATCATACAAATTCATTCTATCACTAAAGAGACATAATTTACCAAAGAATATTTCTTTTGTACAATTCATTTGATGATATTCGGCATAAATCAAACCATCACTACGTACAATGATATCATTTTTCTCTGGAGGATTATTTTTAAAATCTATTGGAGTTCTTTTGCCTCCATAATACACTTCTTTCTCATCTTCATCCCATTCATGACCATGTTCTTTAAGTTCTTGAAGGAACTCATTCTTTTCTTCGTGAGTAGCTAATCTCCAAGTTCCTATATTACATATAAACTTTGTGTCTAAGTAAAACATTCGGGCAATAATTGTATTGTCTTGTTGATGTTTATATACTATTGATAATATTCCCCAATCTACAGGTTCTTCAACAATAACAATATCACCATTAACTGTATTTATAATAAAATCTCCTTTTCGTAAATTAGGTTTACTTTCTGGAGTTAAAAAGTTCTTATCCATTTTCATTAGCTACGATATCAAGTTTTTCTCTTATCTTATCAGTATTATAAGCCTGTGCTGCTTCTTTTGCATCTTCTATAGTAATGTATTCAGCTTGGATTGTATCATTAATATAGAGTTCTGGCTTCATAGTATCTGCATTAATGATGATATGGAATTTATTATTAAATCCATACGCTTCATTACTGTTATTCCATTCCAACTTACCAATCTTATCTATGATATCGTTGGTGGCAGCTCCATAGCTCATCTCTAAGGCGAATAAAGCATCTTTGGTGGGTAATGTATCACCGAAGTTACTTTTGCGCCTTACGTAGTGATTAATGCGCTCTAAGATAGATTTATAATTCTTTTCCTTCATCTTCAAATCCATAGAACAATTCGTTTAATCGTGAGTTATAATGCTCTTGTGATTTTTCTCTTGCTTCATCAATGCTATTGAAAGTAGCATATTGATTACCATTGATAAAGAGTAGATAAGCACCGCCTAAATCTGTCGGATAAATTTCATATTTAACTTTATATCCGTATGCAGTGTTATCAGTGTCCCATTCCAAATCTCGTATTCTTTCTTGCGCATCACTAACACCTAAAGAATAGCATACTGAACAATATGCAATAATATCTTTTATTTGGATTTGGTTATTTGATATTTTTTCTTTTAAAATTTTTTCTATATTATTCAATCTCTGAATAAAAGAAGTGTAATCATCTATTTTAAGAATTTTCTTATCCATGATTCCTTATATTAGTAATAATTTTATCCGACATAAATCTCATTACTTCATTTATATTTGTTTCATCAATATAATTTGGAAGTTTGATTCTTTCTTTATTAATATATCCTATATATTGGTTATTATTTTCTTTCTTGATAATCATATTGATAAAAGGCAAATCAGCTCTAAAACAATATGATTCTTCGTACCAATGAATCTTTACATTTTGATTAATACATTCAAAACCCTTAATGAAAGCATTTTTAATATCATTATATGTGAATAATTTACTATCATTATTAATGAAATTAGTTTCACCTGTTTTATCTTTAAATCTCTTGTCAGTGTATTCTTTTGCTTTTTCGTTTATATCCATATATTGTTTTTATTTTAATATGGTGCAAAGTTATATTTTTATTTTAATATATCCAATAATTTTATGTTAAATGTTATTAATATTTTTCTGTTTATTTGGATAGTCATAATTTATTATTTATCTTTGCATGTAGTTAAAAAAATTACATGTGTATGAATTTGATATTTATTTTTTGTGCTTTAGTATTTTGTTTATTAGCATTCTTCGTTGATGGTTTATATATTAGAGGAAAGCGTATTATAGGTATTGATATATATAATGCAAAGCGTCTGTTTCTCAATATGATGTTTCTTTCTATTATGTCATTATGTATTGGTGTTATATTGACTATAATTGAGAATTAAATTTTTATTGTTTTATTAATTGTTCCGCACTTTGGTTGTTATATCTTCCATTGTGCGGTTTTTGTTTTATGGAAAATATTTATTGAATATAATAACTTTTAAATATAATATATGATTATGTCTATATCTGAGAATTTAACTGAATTAACTAAAATAAAGGATGGTATTAAGGATGTTGTTAATAAATTCGGTGGTGCTTGTGAGAATGATTTCACTGAATACAGTTTAAATATCGAAAGAGTATTAGTGGAAGGACCTATTAGACTCGGAGAAATTATTGAAATGAATATAAGTGATGGTATTCAAAGAATTAAAGATTACGTTTTCTTTAATAATACTTCAATATCATCTGTGTCCATTCCTAATACAGTTCAATCTATTGGGATATCAGCTTTTCAGAAATGTACAAAACTAACAGGTATTACCATTTCAGATACAGTCACTACAATTGGTAAAGAAGCATTTTCAGAATGTTATAATTTAAAAACTGTCACTTTACCAAATCATTTAACTACTATAGAATATCAATTATTCTATCATTGTATGAACCTATCTTCAGTTACAATTCCAGATAGTGTAACAGTCATGAAAACAGGAATATTCAGTGGATGTAATAATTTAAAAGAGGTAATTTATCAAGGTCCTTTAACGAAATGGAAAGAAATTGTAAAGAATAATTCATTTGATGGTATCTTTCCACATAATGTAAAATTAAAATGTACTGATGGAGACTATAAACTTAATGCATAGAAATGAACTTTATTAGTTAATGAACTACCCCTGAGTTAAAGACTCATTGGCTTCGGGTTTCATCGAAGAATGGCTTTCCGATTGGTTGGCTCTTACTTCCTCTCCACCCGTGTAATCGACAGTCCCTGCCGATATAAGATTTAAACCGAAATGAAGGATATTGATTGCAGCATTAATATCACGGTCATGATGAGTATGACATTCAGGACACTCCCACTCACGAACAGATAATTTTTTAATCTGTTTG